GGGGTGCTCTTCCGATCTGAAGTTGTCTCGCCTTCATAATAATCATATGAACCAGTTACAATCACGGTATCAAATATACTCGCAGATCCCTCATAAGTTGGATATGAACCACTTACTATTGGTAAATGACTGGTTACTGATGCAGAAAGTGGAAGTATCTCTGCAGATGCAGATTGTACATACATAGGAACATTACCTCTAATCACCAAATCTTCAAATGTAGGTTTTTTACCAACCACTTCCTTTTTTCTTTCAAGAATATTTGGTTCAATCAACAATCCAACACTTGCATTTGCTCTTGCTGGAACAAACTGTCTTAATTGTTCAAAAATAGAACTATCGTAATATCTAATTAATCTTATATAATCCCAAAAATTATTTGGAGATGTATATTTTTGCCAATAAGTTGTTGCAACATCTTCTAATGTTCTATATCTATGTTTATATTTGTCTCGTGGATCACCAATATATTGGTCAAAATCTAAATTTGCTACTGAACGAATTATATCTTCATCTATGACATTTGTTGGTGAAAAATATACCCCTAATTTATTAGAATCCAAAGGAGCTGTATCATATGCACTAAGTTCGGATCTCTTATCAACGGATAGTCCACCAAACGATAATTTATTAGTTTCTAATCTAATTTTATTTGAAACTCGTCTACTTGGACCCACATTTGGAATTAACATTTGTTCTTCATCTACAACAGAACTAAAATGTGGTCTATTGCCCAATGTGTATCCAACGGCCGTTCCAGCTTGAATATAAGATTGGTCTGCACTTGTATCACGAATTGAAGTAGATGCATCTAAATTTGTATCGTCATCAAATGAATATCGTAACACTAAATCTGTCCATGATGCAGACGCATGATTTCCAGCAAATGATTTAGGGGCCCTTACATGATTATCAAAAGAACCAGAATTTAATGCTGTATTCCAATAACGAAACTCCATCATTGAGCCACTTAATTGATTACCAAAATCATCACTTGATTTACCACCAATATATGCAGTTTCATTTCCTACAAACGAACTATTCCACGATGAACTTGTTGCCCCATCAATAGACATGGTTGTATATGAAGAAAGATAAATCTTACTTCTACCTTCATCATATTTCTTAACATATAACCTATAATCAATCTTCTGTGATGTACTATCCGACGTTAATTGAACCCCACTTGAAGAAACACGATTTAACATTACAGAATAAAATTCACCGTCATAAATTGGTAAAGAATCGGATGTAAGTTCTGCCGCACTTCCTGCTGATGCATTCAATACAAATGAAACAGTTCCATGATTATCTGATGAACCATTATCTTTCAATCTTATGGCAAAACCATGAGTTGTTCCTGCTTGAAATAAAGTTTGGTTAGAACCACTCGCTGCTTTAAACCTAAATTCTATTGTATCTGGTTTTCTACTTGAATTTGTATCGTTTGCCCAGGTTGTCTGAATGTATTGTCCTGCCTTAAAATCTACTGCCTTAGTAAAACTTCTATCTATAAAATATGATGGTGCATCATCCGGACTTGGATCTGGACCTCCATATTCTTTAACTCTTAAAATTGTAGATGGTATACCATAACAATTTATTAACCCCTTAAAAGAGCGAAGAGTTCCCTTTGTCTTGAGAAAAAATGGCATATTATTTATCAATCGTTTCCAAATTTCTCTTGAAATTTCTCGTCCTGAAGTAGAAGAATATTCTGTAAAAGTATTAGCGTCTGACCCTGTTGCTTCTTGGCCGAGAATATATTTGGGTAAATCTACTAAATCTTTGCCATCATTTAAATAAAATCCAAGTGAAGTTCCAACTGCATATATTAAATCTCTCGATAAACCTTCTGTTAATTTTTGTCGTCTGTCATAGATTTGTGGAATTTCTTTTATGTATGTCCAAATACCATCAAAATGTTCTCCAGTCATATTAATGAAAGTGTGAAATGGTGCATTTGCACTTTCATTTATTATATGATCTGGAATATTAGTTAATAATCTATTTCTATTTTTTCTATCATATAAAGAGGCAGAAGTTATTTGTTCATCGTACCAGGTTGTCGCTTCTGATGCCGTGGTGGGATATGAAATATAAGGACTTAATTTAGTTCCTGATCCACCAGATTTAGGCCATGCATTATCATTAAACACACCAATAGAACTTGAAATATAAGAAGAACTTTGGAAATACATATAATTTTCAAATGGAGTAAATTCATTTTTAATCTTTCTAACTTTCATTCCCAAACTTGAAGTTTGTGCATAAGTCAATGAACCAGAAATACCACTTAATGAATTACTTTGACTTTCGTATAATTCTACCTTAGCTAATTTCCGTTTAAAGTTTACCAACCTATCTTCAATAGAACTAAAATGAATAAAGTTATCCCATTGTCTATAATCTATTCCAGTAAGTTCTATGCTTTCCATAAAACTACCACTTAGTATTTCATTTTCTATTGCTTCTTTTATACTTGTATCAGATGAAACTAGATCATTATAAGATTTAAATTTTGTATCTCGTGCTACAAAATAACTGTCCGCTGCCGATTGTTGAATCCAGTTTGGATTTCTCAAAACTACAGCGTCTATATCTTCTTCTACAAAATCTATCAACTGCACATTTTCCGTATGTGATGGAATCATCTCCTTTACCACATAAGTTAAATCTCCTTCTGATACACCAGTTGGTAGTGGTTCATATAATTTATAAACTACTGAATGTGGATATTCTTGATATTTTACAACATCTTTTTTATAATTAACTACAAGATTTGCTTTGTCATTATCAAAATGTAAATAAGTGTATAAATCTTTAGGATTTTGATGATAAATAATTTTAAATTCTGGATAAAATGGCTCATAATTACTCAAATTCCCAACTTTTTGCCCTTGTCCTTGCCAACTGTCCTCAGCAACTAACTCTTTACTATTAACAACATTAACTATCTTTGAAGAATATGATTCATAAATCGGCCTTTGACCGTCACCACTTGTTGTATATTGTGCATCAAAATCATTTCCAAAGTTAATCCAAGCTCCAGGTGGATCTTTATACACCCAAAGGTTTCCATCTTCATCTGTTATTTGTTGTCCTATAAAATCAGGAGGTATTGGTAATCCATCATTGTTAAATCCTTCATCACCTGCATTTTCAGAAGTATTTGTTGTGGTTGCACCGAGAACATCTAATCCAAGAGCTGAATAATTTTCTTCATCAGATTTATCATCATCCCAATCAGGAAGTGCTCCGTCTAATTCCCATTTTCCAGGGGGTGGATTTGCATTCCACTTCCAAGTTTTTCCACTTGCATCTGTAAACGGTGAAAGTGTAACGGGAGGTGGATTTCCAGTTGGTGATCCATTTGGTGCACCACCACCGAGTCCACCGCTGAGTCCACCACCGAGTCCACCACCGAGTCCACCACCGAGTCCACCGCCGAGTCCACCGCCGAGTCCACTTCCAGCACCTCCTCCGGCACCACCACCGAGTCCACCACCGAGTCCACCACCGAGTCCACTTCCGGCACCACCACCGACATCACGTTTCTTCTTTAACATAAAAGCGACACCCGCGATTGTACCAAGTACCAATGCTCCGAGTAGTAATCCTGGTAATAACCCTTTGAGTTTATCAAATAAACTTGGGGCGTCTGGAGCTGATGCTGATGCTGCAGGACTCTGTGCACCACCACCGTTACCAGCACCACTTGCTGGATCTACATCCACACCTTCACCACAGGCACCCATTCGTGGTATTATTGTGTTTTTATTACCACCCCAATATATTATTCGTTTATTAGTCATCAAATGATCCATCAATTATGGGTAAATCTAATGTATTTGGGTTAGTTATTCCATTTTGTCCAGTAAGAGTTATATCAGGACCATCTGGAATAGCATCAGAAATTTCTGCAACTATAGGCAATCCAAAATTTACATATGCAGCATTGGTTTCATACGCATCAGATACTGCATTATATACAGTTTGTTCCTGCACATACTGACCTGTTATTACTGATAAGGGCCAAACAATATCCCAATTCCCAACGTACCGTTTATGTCCACTCTGTATATACCAAATTGTACCACCATCATTTTTTACCAAACGACCATCAAAAGGACTGTCTGGTGTTGGATCTTGGGCGTGAGTTGGTATTGGAATTGTCCCTACCGTTACTTTGTTGAGTGTTCTATCTTGTCTATCCAATAAAGTATCTGGAGTATAAGTAAAATTTGGAGTCATTATTGTTACTGAAGGAGTAAAGTGGTTAATATCAGCTGGGCCTACGTCATATGTATGTGTTGCAACTGGAATATCAGTAATCTCTGTATGACCACATCCAAAATCCCAATAATATTTCACACCATTTCTATGACTATATAATCTTTTTCGTCTACCAGATTCATTTTTTCCATTTTCATCCCAATGTTTTTCTCCAAACGATGCTTTATCCGTAACTTGATGAATGTGGGCCCACCATCCAGTAGCATTTGTAGTATCGTTATTTGACATCTCATTCCACGCTGCCAATAAATCTCCAAATAAATTTACATAATCTTCAGGGTCATATATATTCGGAACTGCATCCTGTGGTGCGAGAGCAGATCCAATTTTATTACTAACACTATATATTACATTAGTACCTAACCATTCGGTCCATTCAGGGGGTCCTATCACATAAGCTCGTAAATCCGCCTCGGGGATTGGATCTTCCAATGACCAATCATCATTTTTATTTGTACTTGTATGCTCGGTGTATCCTACGATGAATGCATTTTCAACTTCAAGAGTTCCACCTACATATTTGTGTTTAAATCCAGGATCTCCATTTGCCTTATTATCTATTTGAAATCCAGTATTATTTATTCCATTAAATTTCCCCAATCCTTGTAATCCACCACCCACCGAACCAAAACTAATTTCCTTTATTGAAGTATAAATTCCGTATTCATCTGATAAACTACTAAATTCATCTCTATATTTATCTAAATTAATCATCTGTGGGGCAAGTCTTACTTCTTTCCTATCTGCTGATACTTCATCAATAAAAAATTTATATTCCTTTATATCAAGTTCACTCGGTTGACCATTTACAGGTGGTTTTTCTCCTTGAAATACCTTACCATCTTCCCCTACATAAAATTCACCCATTGGTAATCCAGTAAGTTGGGGATTACCACTATGAATCTCACCTCCTGTTTTGGTTAGAACAGCTTCATCTGCTCCCGCCATTCTCCTGTAAAAGAAATACTTAACTTTATAATCACCACGGGTAAACCCCACTTTTCTTAAATCATTACCTGGTTTTAATTGTATAGTATCGTCAGCGTTATTAAAATCTTCACTTATACCAGATTTTAAATATGTATCATTTAAATCATATACATGGAACTTTACAAAATCTTGTACATCATTACCAAATGTAGGATGTAAAGGACCATTTTCTCCCAAAACCGACACCCCTTCTTTTTTCAGAAGCTTAAAATCTTTATCACTTAATTTAGTATGTTGTTGTGCCATTTTAAATAAGTTCCTTTATCTCTCTATCTAAAACTTTATCACGGATTTCTCCACCGTGATACATATAAGATTTTTTATTAACCGATACATATTGATCTGGTCGTTCATAATTCAACCCCGTATCTGGATCTTCAAATGCTAAAAATGTATTAACAGAATTTCTCATCGGTGTAGTTTTATTTACCTGAATAACATTACCTTCATCGTCTACAATTTCACTTATATCTCCAAATGTTTCAGCCTGTTCAAGTTTTTTTTGATAATCAACCCTATCTTGTTCATGAAGTTTTAACCAGAATTCATTTTTTTTTAATTCTTCAAGTGTATATGGCATTTTTTATCTCACTACCTTGAATGAATGTTTCTCATCAAAATATTGAATAGTTTCATCAACAGTTCCACTGCCACTCACAACTTTATAGTTTATTCTATAAAATCTTTCTGATTGTAATCCGTTCATCCAAAAATTGAAATAGTTTCCTGTCGAATCACAACTTACCTTTGAGCCACTTCCAAATGGTACAATAACATCTTCTGTATAAGCATCTTTAATCTGATAATATGTACTTCCACTCGGTAGATATTTTACCGTATTATATCCAGTAGAATATTGAGTAGAAGAATAAGTTCTTTCGGGAAACATCTCTCTACCAACTACTCTAAATTTTACTTTTGAATTTTCTTTATATTTTGCTCGAAATCCTCTCATATAAAAATTCATATCTTCTAAATTGGCTGAAGAAAGTGCTGATAGAGAACCGGTTGTCCACTTTGAATCGTCCCAAACAACTTCTAACTTTGGTGGATATACCGTATGTGTGTTTACTGAAAAGAAACTAAAATTTCCATATCGTGTAGTATTTCCCTCTTCAACATTCGAATCTGTATTGCCAATACTGCCACTTCTCTTTAACATAAATCCCTCGTTTGGAACTGTACTATGTAACCATTTCCAAGTAATATCAGTTACGTCCATTCTTAAATCTCTTGATTCATGTGTAAAAGATTGAGAGGCCTCGTATCCACTTCCACTATACCAAGTTCCACCAGATTGTGAAACTGCATTCCATTGTGTTCTTGTTGTAGAATCATCTTTCCATTTCCAACCTACACCATCTGATATTACTGGATTTGAATCGCGTTTTCCTGATCCATTTGACCAAGACTGACTAACTGGATATCCATATAAAGTTTGTGATATATTTAAATCAGTTGAATTGGCATCATATAAATTTAAATAAAATTTTGTGTTTGATCCAGATGTAATTAACCCCGAAGCTACAGATTCAGAAATATAAGACAAATCAAACTTTATAAGTATCCGAGATGTATATACCACCGACCCATCCGCATTCATATCTTTTCTAACTTCAAGTATTTCATCAAGACTTGTATTCATACTCGAACTTACTTCATATAAGGTACTATCTTTGCTTGGAAATTCAAAATAATGCATCTACACTCTCCCTTTAAAAAATCACACCGGCGGAATCACCAATTGATCTTCCTTCTATATCTATATCAGGATATTTTAATTCAAATATAGATGGATCCAAAGAAGGATAAATAGTCCCGTCCTTGGTCGCATAATTTATATCATATACATTTCCAGAATAACCATCTGCGGCTTGCCATTTATTACTAATTAATACAGGATGGTTTTGTGGATTATTTTCTGTTGGTGCAACTACTGCTCCCACACCTTCAACATTTGAAATTACTGCTGCCAATTCGGCGATAACAATTGGTTGGTTAATTTGCCACCTATCGATATTAAAAAATTCTTTAATTTTTACTATACATCTTAATGTTACTTCACTTTTATTAAATCCCCTCCGTGATATAAAACCAAATTTAACTCCAATATTAATAATCCATGCATTTTTAATGTTAATTGCATCTGTTACTAATCTGTATTGACTTAGGTAAGTTTTTAGATTCTCTTTGACTGCAACATTAAGTTGGGTAAGTTTTTTATCTTCAGTATACCCAAGTGTATATAAATTTAATGCCATTGGATTCGGAAGTCTTTTAATAGATGATTGTATATCTTTAGTTTTTAGTTGATCTAAATTTCTTTCATCAATAAAAATATTTGAACCATCGGAAGTCTCTTTTTGCATACTTGGAATATTTAATTGTTCATCTTGAACAATATATGCCTTTGATACTGCTCCATATTTACTCCCCATTGCATATGTTCTTATAATATAATCTTCTTTAGTTACAACCCTACCCTGTGCTTGAAAATATGCTAAGGCATTGTTTTTAATTTCAATCGTTGTTTCTGCAGACTTTCCTCCCGTCGCGGGGTATGGATTGGTTACTGCCACCGAATTTTGAGTCGAACTAACTAAAGATGCATTAAGACCAGTAGTAACTTGTGTAAATCCAATATCAGTTACGTTTATTATTGAATCAGCTGCCACATTATCATCAATTCCACCACCATAAGAAAATTTAACAGTAAGAGTTGTATTTGAAGGAGCTTGACCATATGCTTCTGTTTTCAAAAAGTTTGCTGGATCAAAATATGTATCAAGTTTGCTTGGACTTCCAGGTAAAGTAGATCCAACTGAATTTGGATTCGGAACTATTTCTTCATCTGGACTATCTGATATACCACTACCAAATCTTAATTCTGTTGAACCATCCTGTAAAATATAAGTAATAAAGCGTCTTGGAGTCTTTTTTAATTTTAACAAATATGGAACTGTATCATTATATTGAACCAAACTTGGATCATTTGCTGCTGTATTTTCTTCTTCTATGAATGTGGTATTTTGTGCCAAATAAGGAACTTCGTACCAAACATTGTTATCACTATCTGTTACTGAAATTATCTCTATAATATTCTGTTGAGATAATTTTATTCTTGGATATGATTCAGCTGCACCAAATGTGAATGTGTCTGATTTAACATTTCCACTTTGTACTCTTACACTTTTTTGTAATAGATAAAATGAAGGAACTTTAGTTGTTTGGTTTACCTCATATACATCAATGGA